TATAACCAAATTTTTGAGAATACAAGATTGATAAATATCATTTTGAAGAAACTGACAAGCCTATTAAATGAGTCTGATTACCAAGAATATGATGATCTGGGTAATTTGATAACAGTATCTTATGAAGCATATTTGAATAATAAACTGGAGTTAGATAAGGATAATTTCAATCAGTATTATCAACAACTTCAAGTTATTTTAGATAAACTAGCGAAGTTTAAACAAGATAATGTTAGTGAACAATATTTGAAAGGTGGTGAGAATTAATGGCAGTAGCGAACAATCAGTATATTAATTTTGACTTATTGAGATATCAAAATGAAGTGCTAGATATTACGAATAAGTTTAAGGGACGTGTTGGAGATACACAAGACTACATCAAGTTATTTGTAACTTCAAACAATTATCCAGTTGATTTACGTGGAATGAAGTTATTATTTGGTGGTGTGGATCCAAAACAACAAGCACATAGGCACTATTTAGATTTTAGAGCAGACCAAAAGACAGACAATTTAGAACAAGGGCGTTGTACAGTCTACTTTGATGAAAATACCTTTAACTATCAAGGGACTTGGGAACAAGCTTATTTCAAATTTATTGACGCAAATGGTAATACTGTATCAACAGTTGATATGGTTTTAGTGGTTTTACAAGACCGTTTCTATGCTGCAGTAGGACAAACTGCAAATATTGCAATAGATGAGTTTGAGAAAGAGTACGAAAAAGTAAGGGAAGCAGAAAAGCGAACAGAAGATTTATTCAATTCCTTATCTGCAGATGCAAAAGCTAAGTTCCAAGCTGCATATGATGAATACAAGCAAGCTATTCAAGAAGCGTATGATGCAATCTTCAATGCTCAAACTGGGCTTAAAGTTAATTACACTAGACTACAAGAAATGGCTCAACATATTCAAGAAACCTTACGACAAGCACAATTCCACGATAGACCGTTTCGATTTGATACAGTCGCAATCATGAAAAAATATCTTGAGTTACAAGATGGAGATTTAGTGATTACAAGTGGCTGGGATAGTAAAGATGACGGTCATGGTAATATGTGGCAAGTCCGAGCTAAAAAGCATGATGAAACGCCAGATGAAGTTAATGTGATTGCTTTACAATCTGGTTATGTGGCGGAACGTAACCTAAGTATGATTTCAGCGGATAGTTTAGAGGATATTATGTACGGATATTCAATTAAGATTGTACATAATCAAAAATACTATCCTAAACCAACTGTATTTTATTACGAAAATGCACTTGGTACTGAAACAGGCGGACTTGGTTCTGGTTCATTTGGTGAAACATTAACTAAGTTAGTTCCTTGTGAGGCAGAGTATACGGATAATAACTCAATTATTATACGTATACCACGTAATTTCTATATGAACGCTAAACCGTACTACAAGTATGGAGATTGGTATTTAATCAGCGGAAACAAAACGATTAAGATTAGTTTGGGTAACGTTGATGATAGTGCTGCTAAAACTGGAGACAGTAAAGGCAGCAGTTATCTATCAAATACCACAGGCTATTTTAATTACCCAACAGCTCCAAGCGATTTAAGAGCTGTTTATGTAAATGACACAACAGAGAGATTAGAATGGAGGTAGAAGAGTTTTGAAGTATTATATCTATCAAGGACTAGGTGATAGTGGAGAATTAACCAAGATTGCCGAAGTAACTGATGTAAAAACGTATACCGCAACAGGGCTTGAAGCTAACACGAAATATCGTTTTGCAGTATCTGCATATAATGGTTTACGTGAGAGTTCTAAGTCTAATATCATCACAGTTACAACAGCACAAATTCCAGTACAATCTATCACACTAGCAATCGACAAGACATCATTTGAAGTTGGAGAAACTGCTAAGATAACTGTTACAGTAACACCACCTAATCAAACAAGCGGAACACCTACTTTAGCAAGTACAAACACTAAAGTAGCTACTGTAGACAACAGTGGTAATCTTAGAGCGGTTGCAGTAGGTACAACTACAATCACAGCTACACTAGGTGGTAAGACTTCAAACATGTTGACGATCCAAGTTTATGAAGCATTAGTTAATGTAAGCAATTTGACTTCAAGTGATGTAACTGCAAATTCAGTTACTTTGAGTTGGACGTGATGTAGATGAAATACAACATTTATCAAAGAGATATATTAGTAGGAAAGACTGATAGTACAAACTATATTATTGATGGTTTACAACCATGTACAAGTTATAAAATGGCTGTTGCACCTTATGATGATACTCATGAGAGTAAACATACTGAGATTACTATTAAAACTAGAGGGATAAGGTTAGTTATTCCAGTTAGTTTAACGGTCGATTCAACAATTACGCTTAATTACCAAGAATACAGTTTAGGTTTAGTGCCAATTGGTACAGAGCCAGCTGGTATGTTTGGCGGCGGAAATAAACGCAATATTCAAGCTAAAGTGATTAGTGTAGATAATGGAAAAAGTACGGTTGAGTTACTAGATAGACTAGAAAAAGATACTACTACATTATCTGGTAGGATAAATAAGGTGAAGAAATCAAATTTTGATAATAGTACTGATTTAGGTGGATGGTATGAAGCAAGTTCTGTAAATACTGGGGAAATATATCGTACTGTTACTGATAGTTCCACCAAACCACCTGAAATGATAGATAAATATTGCTTAGCTAGAGGTGGTAGAGATACCTTAGAAAAGGATAATACTTTTTCAATATCTCCAGGAGAAAAATATTATATTTCAGCTTGGGTTTATACTAGCATTGTATATCCAGGCAAAGTCGGATTATTTTTAACTAATTCTGGTAATAATGACAGAACTTGGATAGGCGTACAAATTCCTAAAGATGACCATTATAGATGGATAGGGATAGAGGGTTATATAACCATACCTGATGGATATAATACTGCTCAACCGTGGCTACAAGTTGATAAGCAAGTGAAAGATAACGAAAAATTGTATTTTACAAATATACAAATTATAAATTCAACAGATTTACCCTATTTTTCAGACAACACACAAATGAATAGATTACAAGATGGTAGCTTTGCAGCCTTTAATGGTTACAAGGCTATTTATTTTAGACAATAAAGAAAGAAGGAATAAACATGGCAATAAATTTTGATCCAATTTTTGATGGTATGCAAAATGGGCCAGAAAAGATTAAAGGAAATTTTGATAAAGTTAACGATGGATTTAGTTGGGGCCCACAACAAAAATTTTTGAATCTAAATGGGATGACTGACAATTTCGATTATTACAAAATAAGAAATGACGGTAATGAAGTTCTAATTACATTGTATGTTACTGGTGACGGTAATGGTTCATGCTATTTACCAACATCTATTTCAAAAAGAATTGGATATAGTTTATCTACACAAATTGTGGGACGTACAGATAACAATGGAATTGGTTTTATGAACATTAATACCGATACTGGTAAATGTACTTTCCACAAACCAGACGGATCGGGAATGTATATTCAAGCGCTAGTTCCATTAGTGTAGATTTTAGGAGGTAGTAAGTAAATGAAACAAATATATTTTTATGATAAAGATACAAAGGAATTTGCTGGCTATGATGTAATTGATGATACTGCAGAAATTCCAGCTAATGCTACAACAGTAGAGCCAGTAGATAGTAACGGTGTTGGCTTGTATGATCCAACTTGGAACGAAAACACAAATTCTTGGGATAGTTTAACAGAAGAAGAATGGAAGAAGAAACACACTGTTCCAGAAGTTAAACCAGAGCCAACGCAAGATCAACAAATGTTGGCAACTTTGACTAAGCAAGTTATGCAATTACAAGTAGCGAATGTGCAACAACAAAAGGTTAATGCAAGTTTAACAAAACAATTAATGGATCTAAATAAGGGAGGAAATTAAGATGATTGAAGCAATGTATACAATGTTTAAGGAATATTACTCACTAGGATTATTTACAGTTGATGATTGTCGTTTAGCTGTTCAAGTTCATTATTTTGGCAAGGAGCAATTTAAGGAAATTACAGGTGTTGATTATGACGTACCAACTGTAACTCCAACAGTTTAAGATAATGAAAGGGTGGGTGGGTAGGAATAAAGGAGTGTTGCAATGAAAACATTAACGATTAATCAGAAAGTTTTTAAGCACCAAGACGCTCAAACTAAGCTTAAAATAGCATTGTTTGAAGATGATAGCAAAGTAAGTTTAGATAGTAACTCTGAATATCAATTTAAAATTAAAAATTCAAGCGGTTATCTAAAGTCGGAGAAATTAACAATTGAAGATAACCGCCTTGTTTTAACCACAGACAAACTAAAAGGCTTGCCACCAGATACTTATAATTTTGAAGTCTGGCAGAATGAAGATAGTATTTATCCAAGTGAAAATTATGGATATTTCAGCATAACGAAGAATACAACCGAAGTTGACGGTAAAATCATTCCTGTTATCACAATCGAAGAATTTAACAAACGCATTGATGAGGCTCTTAAAAAGGTTGAGAGTATAGAACAAATCAAGGGTGAAAAAGGTGATAAGGGAGAAAAGGGCGATAAAGGTGATACTGGCGAGCGTGGTACTGATGGCACTGATGGTCGTGATGGAATTGATGGAAAGAATGGACAAGATGGTAAATCTGCTTATCAAATTTGGTTAGATTTAGGCAATTCTGGTTCAGAACAAGATTTCATCAATTCATTAAAAGCACAAAGCGAGCGACATGTACCTACTGGATATACGTTAGATACAAGTACTAAACCGTGGACATTATTGTTTGATAATGGTTGTATTGTATATAATTCTTTGTATTGGAATAACGGTGCAATATTTAGACCAGACCCATCAAATCAACGTGCGAAAGGTGATTTTCCAGTATATTCAATTCCAGATACAATTATGAATGTACTAAAAGGATTGATTTTATATTCGGAATTTAAAAATTCTAACTGGGACGGTGGCTTTTTTGGTGGCACAACAGTCGAAAATCCAATTACTAATGGAGATAAATATAACTGGGATGGAACTAAAATAAAAAAAGATGGTACCAGTGCCAAAAATCGCGCTATATTTGCTCGAACAATCTATGAGTTGGGTATATGGAGCGACGAAATTGTTGAAGAACTTGGTGCAGTTAGAAAGTAGGTGAATTTATGTGCATACATTACTAGGATATTCCTGGGCGGAGATAGCGTCAATCTTGGCGGTAATTTCCGTCCTTTTTAGTGGAAT